GTTCCACTTTAAATAGGTGTTAGTGACTGTAGGGGCTGTTGCAAATGTTGTTGTATTAGCACCTGACTGATACAACAGTTGGTTTGCCGCACCGCTGGCTACGTTTGCCGCTGTGCCGGTAACCGAAATACCCCAAGACCCTGAAGCATTCGTGCCGGTTGTGGATGGTGCTCCAACCGTGTTGTAACTGATGGTTCTGGCAACCGATCCATCAAAGGTTGTTCCTGATGCAGCTCCTGAACCACTGTTGTTAAACGTTACGGCATAGGTTGTTGTACCTCCACCTCCGCCGCCGCCAGCAGCCCAAGCAAATGCCGCACCGTCCCATTGCAAATAGGTTAACGCTGTTGTAGGCGCGGTAATAAACGATGTTGCCCCAGCGCCCGTCTGGTAAGAAATTCTGTTGGCTGCACCACCTGCTAAATTGGTAGCCGTTGTTGCGCTGGTCGCAGTTGATGCAGTTGTTGCGCTTGTAGCCGAGGTTGCATTGCCGCTTAGGGTGGCTGTAATTGTGCCTGCACTAAAGTTCCCAGACGCATCTCTTGCAACAATGGTGCTTGCCGTATTAATCGATGTTGCCGTTGTCGCTGAATTGGGAATGCTGCTAAGTCCAGCACCGGAGCCGCTGAACTGTGACGTTGCGGTAATAGTCGTACCTGTCACTGACGTTGGCGTCGTTGCACCAATCGTTGCACTGTTGATTGTGCCGCCGGTAATGGCTACGTTGTTTGCGTTTTGTGTTGCAATCGTGCCTAAACCTGAAATGTCAGCACTTGGAATTGCGGCTGATGCTGTCAGCGCACTTGTACCAGACCCTTTGACATAACCCGTAAGCGTTGCTGCACCTGTGCCACCTTGAGCCACTGATAGCGGTGTCGTAAGACCCGCCAGTGATGTGATGTCGTTATTAGCACCTGATGCTGCTGCACCAATCGAAACACGAATGCCTGCCAGTGATGTAGCACCCGTACCACCATTGGCAACGGGCAAAGGAGTTCCTGAATAACTGACAGCCAACGTGCCTGTTGTTGTAATCGGTGAGCCTGCAACACTCAAAAAGCCTGGAACCGTCATGGAAACCGAGGCCACCGATCCTGTAGCTCCACCCGCTGCTGGACTTTTTACTGACTGCATCTGAAAACTTGTGCCGTCGTAAATACAAGTCACAATCCCGCCAGTGACAATGGCATTGGCCGCTAACGCTGTGCCATCAGGATAGACAATAGACTTTGCGCCTTGGCCGTTGACATTCAGCGTTGATGCCGTGGTGTTGGCATTGGTTGCAAGGAATGATATTTGCAAGCCAGCCTGATAAGTTGTTGAAACCCCGGTGAGCGTTACAACGTAAGCATTGGCAGCGCCCGAATCAAGCGCATAGTTGGTGTAAGTGTTTGCATCGTTGATGGCATTGGCAACAGCCGAAAAGTCTGCGTCAAGGTTAGACAAAGGAATGGCATTGGTTGCCGTTGAAAACGTGTTTGGAATGGTTACTGGTTTTGTCATTAGAACCTCACTCTCAATTCATGCTCAAGCTGGAACCCGTTGTAAGTAAACGCTGGCGCAGTAGACGTAATGCTCATGCCCAAATACTTGCCATACATTTGTGCGTCGTACTTTAAGAGGTTGTAGCCTTCAGTCAATTGATAACCCGATGATACCCAAGGAACCTGCACGTTTGAATTGTTTGTCCAAGGAATATTGGAGAAGAAAGCGTTTTGCCAATTGACGGCGTTACCCAAACTAATGATGGGTGACGTTTGTGTTTCCGAGTCCATCGTAATATTGATGGTTCCCACCGTGTTGGTTGGAAACGTTGCCTCAACCCCAAGTTTTAACGCTTGCTTGGTTCTGATTGGATCGTTCAACGCCCAAAGTGCTGTCCTGCATACCGAGGTCACATTGGCTGTTGTATTACTGTAAAGTTTATAAATTTGCCCGTTTGATCGTGCGCCATAGGCTGTGATCAATCCCGATACGGGCGATGATGCAACGTGGGTCACTTCACCCATGTCGGTCACAAACCATTTGCGGTCAAAAAACACCAACTGAAGTTTGCGCAGCGTTCCTTTATCGTTGTAGGTGATTGACCAGGCTGCAACCAAAATGTTGTAAATCAAAGCTTGGCAGGCTGTAACCGGGTAGCTAAAGTCAATGTTAGGGAAAATGTTGTCAAGCGCATCGCTAATCTTGGTAGTCGTTGCACCCACTAGGGCATACACACCGTAGCGATTCATGAACAACACAGACCGAAAGTAAGCAAAGATTGCAGCCGGTAAATCGCTACCAATCGAGGCGCTGACATTGGTGTTGGTAAAAAGTGTGCCGCCCGTTGTGGAACTGACTCGCACATCTGAAAACACGTTGATAGAGTCCGTGCCAAACACATACAAAAAGTTATTGGCTGAGATAAGCTGCGTGATGTCACCATGCAACGTGCCATCGTTAATGGTGATGTTGCCTGCCGATACTGTGCCAAAATCACTGTAAGAATTGACCGCTGAGTAATAAACGGTTCTGCCTGTGGCAATCCATACACGACCCGAAAACGTTGCTATCGCTTGTCCGGTCAATGCCAAAAGATTCACGGTTCCTGTAAACCCTGCGCCACCTCCAGAACCCGTCACTGAAACTGACGCGGCAGATGTATAACCTGAACCCGCATTGGTTACTGTAATGCTTGTGATTACACCACTGGTGGCTGTTGCTGTTGCTGTTGCTTGAACACCGCCCGTTTGATTCGGGGCGCTGATAGTTACGGTCAATGTTCCTGAATAGGCCGATCCACCATTGGTGATCGTGATTCCATTGACAGAACCCATCTTAACCAGATTGGTTCCATTCCAATTGAAATAGCCATTGACCGGATCAATGATTAAGACGCGTTCATTGTTCCATTGGGCAATCTGAACACCGGAGGATGAGAATGTGGCCGCAGCTGCCACCGTAGTCAACGCATTGCTTGCCAGATTCATGGCTTGACAACTGCCATTGCTCTGGAAGAAAAACATATAGTTGACGTTGTTGATGTTGGCTGAAGCTACCGTTTTGGGTGTTGAGCTGGTCGTTGCCAACACGGCGCTATAACTGGGTATGACACGCAAGTTGCCATAACCAATCGGCATGATGTTTTCTAACCAAGAAAACTCGTTTTGATCAATCGCCGTGCGATTGGCCTTGGTGTTGATGCCCTTAAAGTCCTTGGTTACATGATAGGACTTTTTCTGCTCTGTCTGCGCCATGATTAGTAGGGCTGAGAGAAGGCCGTGGGCAGACGGCGCGTCATGGTGGATGCAATAGCTGCTTGCATTTGTTTGATGTACTCAGCTTTGTAGATCTCAGCCTCGCCATAACTTTGCTCTTTGTATTTGGCAAGATAGGCTGCATAGAACTTGACTGGCCCTGTAAACGGCGAAAGAATAGGCTCGGTTTGTGCATCAGAAGTCAACGCCACCGGAAGCACAATGCAGTCAAGCTCAATTTGATACGTTTGATCTGGCACAGGCCCAAAGTAAATCGTATTCATGCCGTAGAGGGAAAAACCAACCGGACGGCCTGTGTAGTTCTGCCAGTACCGTAATTGCGAGTTGAAGTCTGTCCAGGCAAGGTATCGCAAAGGAATGCGCGAGTTACCCCAGTACAAATTGATGTTTAAGACATCAAGAATGCTTTGCCCATAGCTTGGCAAAGTGATCGAAGAAAGCGCTAGCGTTTCAACGTTGTACGTAGCTGATGACGGAGCAAGATAACGAAGGCAACCCGAATCACGCACAACCCGTTCACGGGCTGAGTTGATGTAGTCTGTCAGCTCAGTGTCTGTCCAGAAAACACCCGTGGCATCATGCAAGAGTCTTCTGACTTCCGCAATGTAGCCCGAAAAGGTTGCCATGAAAACTCCATAAATTTATGCAGCCTGCATTGGGACTTTTGCCCCTACCCTAGCACGGGCTTTGGGAGGGGCTACTCGTTCCACCAGCGGGGCTAGCGACTGGCCTTTAACGACAGGCTGTCTGCTAAACACAAACTGTGCAAGGCGATCATGCGCCCTTTCATAATCCGTGTTCATTTTCATCCAACCTAATCGGACAAGATACGGTTCTTTGTTCTCATCACCGTATCCAAAAATACTCTGTGCTGCTTCAAGCGGAATCTCAACACTTCGATCCGGGGGAAAGTCAAACCATTGAGTCACATACTTTGCTCTCAATGGCTGACTACCCTGATTGGTTACAAACACCGTGGACATCTTACAACGTGAGAATGTCGCCAAAAACGTAAATGTCACCTGTTGCAGCAGCACCTTGCGCGGTGGTCAACGAAAAGTACAAATTAGGAATCGATGACTTCACCGTGATGTTTGCGCTACTTGCGGTATTCAACGTCAAATCCAAAAAGAGCGTTGAACCGGTTAACGTTGTGTAAGCTTGGGAAGCCGCAACAACCGCTGTACCGCCCTTGCTAGCGGCGGTGTAAATGCCGCCAGCAGCCGTGGTCAGAGACGTCGAGGCATTAGCCACCACAATCCGACGAAGAATGTATTTCGAGGGATTGTCAAAAATGGTGATCCGTTGATCCGCTGTTGAATTGAAATCCGCAGCAATCAACGACCCAAGCAGGATGCCGCCGAAACGGGTTGGCAGCTCATTGGCTACGCGAGACGCATCCATGCTTTACTCCTTTAGGTTGCGTTAAACGAACCAGGTGCAGCAAGACCGCCGTTCACGGTCAAAAAGAGCGCCGTTACGGTTCCAGAGGCTGATACCCACTTGACGTTGATGCCGTCAGAAAAAACCGTGCCACCGGTGTTTGCAGCAATCAGCGTTGCCCAAGACGTTCCGTTGTATGCCTGAATCGACAGGTTAGCCACTGGATAAACCAGATACAAACCCGCAGGAATGACAACGTCTGTTCCGGCTGCAACCGACTGCGTCTGATAGTCAAAGTACGCACCAGCCGTATCCGAGTTTGCCGTGCTTGAGGCAAGGATCAGTTTTACTAATGAAAGTGCCATGATGATCTCCTTACAGTGTGAGGCTGTTATAGCCTGTCACCTTGGTCATGGACTTGGGCTTGGTGCTCACCATTTCTGCAATGGTCAACACAGCACCCACATAACCAATCTGCCAGTTGGGCAATGTCGATTCAAAACCGGTGAACGCAAACTGCGCCTGGTTGTGAATGTACATACTCAGGTAATTGCTGTTCAACAGATACAGAATACCTTCTGGGCAGTACGGATCAGGATAGATCGGTACGCCTGCAACCATCAAAGCACGGAACGCAGAGCTTGGGCCATCTTCACCGGTTGCAAAGTTGCTACCTGGTGTGATCATGTACGTCTCTTGGCCGACAAAGTCTTGTGCCAACAACGTCCAAGTACCAAAGCCGCACACACCAAACGTTGGCATTTCAGCAGCTTTCTTCACCGTGCCAGAGATGTACTGAAGTACGTTCTGACGCGTCGGGTTGACTGAACCTGCTGCGTACTCGCTTGAGGCCCACCATGCGTAGGTTGAGCGGCTCAAACCTGCGTAAGTACCAGCACTGTCAACCGCAATGGGCAAGCCCGTAAACTGTTGCGAGTAAGAGCCTGTACCGTCTGAGTTATAAAGCGCGGTTGCCATCGCATCCATCATGACGTTGGTCGCATCGTTCATGCGAGCCTCAATCAAGGGAATCACGGCATAGTCTTGCTGAACCGCACCTTCCATACCGAGGAAAGGAACCGGAGCAATCATCAACTTCAGGTTCCACTCAGCATTCCATGCGCCTTGCTGCACAGAGGGCTGGGCAAACGAACCTGAGTAATCTGACCACTGAGCGTTCACAAACTGTGAACCCTGCACCGGAACGGTTACTGAGGACACACCACCAGAGGCTGTCTGACTATTTGCTAGGAGCGCAGCCAACAAAGGGGTGGAGTTATAAAGTTGGACGATCAACTTTGGGATGAACGCCCTGCGGGTCACATACGTCAGTTCATTGTACTGACTCGTGCCCGATGCTGGGATGATACCGCCACCAATAGGCATGATAGTTCCTTAAAAAAAATAGCCCCTAGTTGTACATCACAAGCCTATCGGACGTTTTGGGGAGCGTAATTCCGATAAAGCTTGCATTGCGTTTTCCCGCGCCGCATTCTGCGGGTTCTTAAAGTAATTCTTCAAATCAAAGTTGTTCAGCACAGGCGATCCTTGAAAGATCGGCGTGGGCTTGTCCATCTCAGCCTGCTTCATCCAATTAAAGTAATCGGCAGCAGCTTCATGATCGGCAATCTTCTTGTCAATCATAATCTTCTCAATCTGTTGGATGTCATCGTCTGACGATGCCTTACCTTTGATCTTCAAAGCATTGCGGCGATCTTCAAGCGTTTTACGCGCATCATTCTCACGCAAACGCGCTTCCATCGCATCAATTTTGGATTGCATCTGCTCACGGGTCTTTTCCACCCTGTCTTGCAAATCCAGCTCCGGAATCGGCAAGTCTTGCCGAATCTTCTTGGTCAGACGCAAGGCTTCAGAGCGCGTGGTCGGATTGTCGTGCAGCTCCTTAGCCAGGAGTGCCAACTCTCGGATTTCGCCTTCGGACAAATTTTCAAGTGACATGACTAGCCCCTTCCTTTATCAAATCACTTTTTTCGTATCACCCGGATTGCTCAAGGTCATCTTGTTCTTATGACCGGCTTTCTGGGCAGAACTAAAACCACCAAACTCAGCATAGCGGAAGGGGTTCACAATCTGACCATTCTCCTTCTTGTTGTCCAACGGACGGCGAATGGTTTGTGCGCCTCTGGGCTTAAATAAATCCATGATTGCTCCTAGATGGAAATGGGAGGGGTTTGTGTCCCCTCGATGGGTGCTTTCGCAATGGCTTTCATCTCAGGAGACGCACCACCGGCTTGCGGAAGCGATTGAATCATTTGAATGATCTCAGCGGGGATCAACTCTTTGGTCTTAGCTTCTGTCTCACCAAACACGCGAGCCAGACTACCAAGCACCTGTAAAATCTTTTTACCCTCTTCAGAATCTGTTCCAAAGACGGGCAGGGCTTGTTGCATCAAGTCCATAGCCATCTGCACGTTGACCTTGGCACTTGCCTGATCACCGCGCTTATCCTCCGGTGTCAGCATCGGCGCACCCATCGGCGGGGCTTCAGCGCCAGACAAAGCAGGCTTCGTTGCATCATCCTCGGGTGCATTACCCTTGGCCTGATCGCCTCGAATCATTTCCATTAATTTGTCTGCTGGAACACTCATATTATCTCTTGGGCGGTTTGTAAACGCTTACCAACATAAAGTCAAGTGGGGGATGTTTAACATCTCTTCCCCCAAAGAGATGCGGAATTACTTCCGACGACCTTTGCGACCACGACGTGCCATGATCATCTCCTTTATAAAGGACAGGCCACTTACTTCATCGGGGAAGCAGCCATACCCGTTTTGCCACTAGCGCTGATTAGCGGCGGGTCTTGCGTGAACGCTTCATCTTGCGAGAATACATTCTGTTTTCCTTTACCGAGAGGATTGACGCATACCACTAGAACGAACTTTACTCTGAATTGCGTTACGATCAAAGCTCATTTTGGCAGGACGATAGGATTGTTTCATTAAATCTTTCGTCATGCGAGGTTGATCACCGGTTGATCGATAGGCTTCTTTCTGCATTATTTCACCTGTTTCAAGGGCATATTGGCAGGGCCAGCAGAGCTTGGCGGGGTTGGAACCTGAGACGGCGCTGCACCTTGCGGCTGCTGAGGGGCTTGCGCCTCTTGTTTCTTCAAATCATCCTTGAGCAACTGCTTCATCGGTGGGTCAAGCAGATCAATGAGTCTTTCTTTGCTGATCGCTTGGGCTTTGAAAAGATTGAAGGCCAACTGGCGCGTGTCTTCCATAAAAATCGGAGAATTACTATGTGCATCCACCTTCACCACAAAGTCTGAGGTAAATTGCTCGGCAATAAAGGGCATCCCCTTGGTATCTTTGTAATGCCTGTCTTCGTAACGCCGCATGAGCTTGAGATACATCGTGGCAACTTTCTCAAGCGCATCTTCAATCACTAAAGCGCGACGCTTCGCACGGGAAGACCCCATCCGAGCCAGCTGTGAGGCATGACCTGCGCTGCGCACCCCCGATTCACCCCGGCCTTGCAAGACCGAAACAATGCCCGACGCTTCAGCAAACATATTGTCAATCTGGTCAATCTCACGAAAAAGATCATTGGGTATCTGCGGTGCGAGCTGCTCCACCTTGGCATTGGGCGTATCGGAGTAAAGCAGACCGCCTGCACGGTTGAGTGCAAAGTTCTTTTCATCCGGTATGCCCATAAACCCGATCAGCGCGGTGGGCGGTGAGACTTGTTTGTTCAACAGATCAAGGATTTCGCTCATGCGCTTGTTGCGCATTTGTTGCAAAAAGATCAAACGGCTTACTTCTGAGATGCCCCAGAAGTAATCGTATTGTGGATTCGGACAAACCTGAATCAGCGGTATCTCACCCTTGAGATAAACCGAGGCCATCTCACGGTCATAAATCACAACGTCTGGATCAGCGATGGTCACGAACTGATAGTCTTGAATGTCATCATTCCAAACATAAAGTTCCTGCATCTGCACCAGGTCTTCAGCCACTCTGGGCTTGTAACGACTGATGCCGCCCAGATCCAGATTCACGTTTCCGTACATCGTTGGGTTGACTTGCGACATGATCAAGCGCTCAACACCTTCAGGCATATCAGCGGTTGATTTTTCTGAGGCTGTTACCCGCTTGACGATCTCTTCACGCTTGGGGTGCTTGTAAAGCCGTGAGTAGAGTTCTGACTTGGTGATGTAGTAGCGCTGAAGAATCGCTTCTTGCCGGTCAGTGTGCGAGAGATCTTCACGCAAGACACCCACTGCACCAGGCTCCACCACATAAGGATGAATGCCTTTGTTGAACACCAGTTTGATAAAGGTGGAGTTAAAACACAAAGACCACGACAAGGCTTGTGAAAACACCTGATCCGCATTGCTGTTAAGCCACTCATCGTTGAGTGCCTGGGTCAATACGGGAACCTTGGTCTGTTCGTTGTGGTTGACCGACGCACCGGTCATGATGGAAAAGCGCGTGGTTTCTGCTGAGTACAGAAAGGAGGCAAGCTGATCAATGTGCGGGAAGATTTTATTGAAGTGCGCAGGCGATTCATCAGGGCCAGAGCCAAAGAGATAAAAACTTCGCAGCGTCTGGTAATCCGCTTTGCGCTGTTCCAGACTGACCATGCACTTATTGGCTAGGTCAGCGTAGAAGAACTCCCGCTCAATCGGATTATCAGGTATGCGCATTAACTCTTCACTTGCAGGTTTTCGTGATCTCTGATGATGGCAGCAGGCCGCAACTTGGGTAACGATACACCCGATTCTTTCATGGATGCAAGCCCTTGCACTTGTTCGCCCCGCACAGAGTTGAGGCTAAAGTTACCAATCTCTTTGGGATTACCCCATTTTACAGCAAAAGGATGGTCTGATTGAGCAGCTTGTTTGTTTTGCAACAGGGCATTGGGCTGAGACTCACCTTGTCTTACGGACTTAATGTCACTCATGCCATAGTCCCGCGCCAGCTCTTTGAGCGTCGTATCGGCATGACGGGTTGAGTCTGAACGCATTCCTACCGGTTGCAGAAACACCAGTTGCACCTCTTCGCATCCGTGCGGACATAAGGCATCGTGGCTTTCAAAGAATCCGTGTACGGCGCATTTGTAATCATGTAACACTGCCATGTTTTTTCCCCATCTGTTCATCTAAGGTAACGGTTGAATAATCGTGTTTGAGACGGATACCTGTCTTGATCTTGAACCCGTCTGGCGTTAAAACCAGTTGCGTATTGCGTCGCAAGCGCGGTGCTGCTTCTTTGCGGTACTCGACGCTGCGCACGTTCTTATGCGACATGATTTTGATTCTGCCATGCAAAACGTGTTCATAAGCACGGGTGACGCGCATTTGCACCATGTCACTTAATGACTCGGTTTCATTCACAAACACATTGCGCAAGGTTGTCAGGCTGATGCCAGCCAGTTCAGCAAAGAGTTTTTGCGAGATACCGCGATGTTCGTCTTGCAAGAACTTGTGCATGATGCGCTTGAGTTCTGTCTTGGTGTAACGCTTATCCATTGGGTTTGACTCCAATGTATTGTAAGTAATTGTTGATCTGACGGCCTACCACCTGAGATTCCGGTGCTGTCAAATCCTGTGCTTGCACCGTCTTGCGTGTCAGACGCATTTGCATCAGACGCGGTTGCACCTGCTCGGCATAGGCTGCACAGGCCAAAGCTGTTGCCATCACCCGATCATCTTTGTTTCTGCCATAGGCCGCAATCGACGATCCTTCTCTGACAATAGACTTCATTTCATCAATCAGATCTTGGCCTTTCACGGCCATCATGCCACGCTCAAAGTAGTCTTTGAAATAAGACATCATCCGCTCTTTGGTGGCTGCCGTGGTCATCCAGCCAATCGAGTTTGACCAGCCACCCATCGTGTCATTGCGCCGCCAGAGATAGTGCTGCATATTGGCTAGCACGGCAAACAAACCTGTACCGTATTTTTCAGGCAAGGATGCCGCCTGACGCTTGAGATTGGACATCTCATTGAGCACCGCCTGCCCTGGCCCATTGACTTCCAAGTTCAAAGTCGAGTTACGGTACGCACCAGCAAAGTAACAAATGATCCAGGCAAACTGATAGGTGTTGAGTTCTGAACTTGCAAACTCAGCAACTTGGTCTAAACCATCGGCATAGCACCGATAAACTTGTAAGCAAAAGCGATCTGCCCAATCAGACGATCCATAAGCCGGATCAGCACCAATGACATAATAACCATTGGGTTGCGGTTCTTCCCAAACACACACCGTGGCTAATCGATCTGTAGAACGCATTAACTCGGTATCTTCAAAATACTGCCCCATACTGAATCGATAATATCCGGGTAAATGCTTCTTTGCTTCCTTCATCGCATCCGTACAACGACTGGTTGAGAAGTACGATGTACCGGTCATAATAAAAGCATAATCTTCAGTAGGAGGAAACTCCTGATACATTAATGCTTCGTCTTTAATACCTTCATTAAGCTTCCAGCGCCACCAAGCAATCTGTCTGGTATTAATTGTAAAGTCATGTATTTTCTTAATATCTTTCACCCACTCTTTTTCTTCGGGTGACATTTTTCCATCCCAATATACTTTGTAGATAGGATCATTCGCTTCAATCGAATACATCTCATTGCGCCACCAGCCGCAGAAGATTGCGTGTTGTGTTCTCGCACGTTTGGCTGTGATGTACATATCATGGAACATATTGAAGCCACGGGCTGTGCTTTCAAAGAGATAAAGCCGTGCCGGGTTCTTCTCAGCTAAAGAAGCCAGCAAAGAGGCTAAGCCCTCTTCATCACCCCAACTGGATGTCTCCGTACCATGCAAGTACGTGATCGCCTTACCGCGCCCTAAAGACCCCTTGCTGCGCAATCCTGCCACCTGGTAAAACATCCGTGATCGATTCTTCAAGACCATCTGATTCCGGTTATGACTCATGAGCGGAATCTTGAACTCAGGCGGCAAGCCATCCATGTACATCGCCAATGTCGTTCTGAACTGATCCCGGTTCTCTTCCGTATCCGTGGTCAACGTACCCTGAAAGCCGGGATGGATAAAGTGCCAGTAAAGATCAAGGGCAAGGGAGATGGTGGTGATACCGAGCTGTCTACCCTTCAAGATCACAAAGAAGTGTTTGTTGTCCTCCAGTCCCTTGGCAATCTCTTGCATCACATAAGACTGCGTACCGAGTAGACGCGTACCCAGCTTTTGCATTCCCATCTCTTTGGTCTCTACCGTCAACTCACGGCAGAAACGGTAAAACTTATGAAGATCAAACTTCATGCGTTACAGGCTTAAACGTAATCGGATCAACGCCTGCGTGTTTACCCCATACCCGTATGTAATGACAAACCGGGCGCTCTGAACACTCTGCGCACTTCTTGTTGCTAAAACTCTGATTCTTCTCATGCCAGCGATGTTTGTATAAAACTTGTGGAACGCGAATGACTTTATGCTTTTCTGCAATCTGCATAAACAAATCACCATCCTCACAAGCGCTTATAAGCTGCGTGTTATACCCATTGGTTGTCTCATACGCCCAACGCCAATAAACACCAAAATGCCTCCAGCCTGCAAACGCCAGATTAGGCTGTGGGTCTTTGTTCGCATGGTATTGATACACAGCACTGTTCTGATCCATCCAGGCATTATCCGATTGTGCAAGTGCAATGTCTGGCTTTAGATGCTCCATCATCATTTCAAGCGAATAAGGATAAAGCTCATCGTCACCATCAAGATGACCAATAGCTTTGCCTTTTGTCTTTTCATACGCAAACAATCTGTTCTTCACAATTCCTAAATTGCTCTTAGGCTGGTAACAACGAATACGTCTATCAGACTCAGCAAGTTTCTGAATCAACTCCCAAGAACCATCACTGGAACAATCATCACTGATGACTAATTCAAAGTTGGTATACGTCTGTGCAAGCACACTATCAATCGCACGTTTGACAAATCGCACATTGTTATACGACAACATAATGATTGATACCAAAGGTTTAGTTTTCATTCTCGTCATTCAATCCATATCTGGATGTTAACCACTCAAACACCTTACGCTCCACCGGCGTCAAAGGACGCTTACCCCTCTCCTCCCGAAACCACTCCAAGCAATGGTAAGGATAGCTGTGATCCAACTCCGTCGAATGCTCAATCCAATCGATGTACTCACGGAACTTCAATCGACCCTCCATACCCGTATACCACCCTCTACAACCCTTGCCATAAACCTCACATTCCTACGCTTCCCATACCGATAGTTCGCACTACAGATCGTCTGCATAGGCACATCCTTCACTAAGAAACTATCACCTATCTCCATCTGATCATACGGTAAGTTCATCCGCTTACGCTCTGGTGGCATCGGCACACTCTTCTCTATCTCCATATCGACTCCTATCTAAAACATCACAATATCAGAATTTCTTTGGGGGGAAGAGCGTTGGGGGGCACTCCCGCCCATGCCCCAAGCCCCATGCGATTGCCACACTGCCGCATGACGAGCTGCTGCTACATCGATGCCAGACCCATGCCCATGTCAGTACGCATCCAGTCATGGCGGTCATGGCGAGCACACGCGGTGATGACAAGCACATGGCCCCATGATGGACGGAGGGGCAGGGAGTCGCCTACATACCGATCATCTGGCATCCATGATGAACCCCAAAGATCAGATATGGAATACCTACCAGCATGAGAACCTATATATATGAAGGATGATTGCATTTGTAAGCTTATGTAAAAACAAGACTAAAGTATGATCGAGCACTATGCATATAGCCTCATGATTACATCACTAGCTAATCAGCTAGCAACCTTATCGGAGATAAACATGAGTACAGAAAACATCATCGCAGCAATCGTTCTGGCAATCATTGCCGGCACTCTGGTAGTGCCAGGCATTGCAGCGTTCATACTTCATCTTATCTAAGCATAGGGGATAGTCATGCGTGGTTTTATCTTCTATCGTGGCAAGTCACCGATCGACAATGCTTCTATCGTCGGCATTGCAATATTGAAAAGCCGCAACGTGAAGACGGGCGATATGGTGCAAACGTACATTATTCGATCAGATCTTCATCCGGTTGATGCTGTAAACACTGGCGAAGATCAAAGCATATGCGGCAGCTGTATCCACCGTGGCAATGTGGCAGAAAACCGTAAACGTACTTGTTACGTTGATCATGGCAAGTCGGTTAGTGCAATCTATAAAGCTTTTAAACGCGGCAGTTATCCGGACATGTCACGTAATCTTAGCCATGCCGCTGCGCAGCTGAAGGGCCGCAAAGTACGTTTAGGGGCATATGGCGATCCGGCCATGATTCCAGCTGATATCTGGTTAAATCTACTTTCCCAAGCTTTAGACTGGACTGGTTACACC